TCCAGATGACCAGACCAGAAACTGGGTTCCATATGGTACTCAAGGAGACTGGAGGCTCAGACTGAATCTGGAAGTGGACAGAAATGAAAACCTCTATCAGTTTAGGGATGAAATTGGAATCATGGACTATGATTCAAATCCAAATATCATCCAAGAGATTCAGCTCTGGAGGGACAATCCCTTGACTCAAGTTGGTGTAATCATTGAGGGTGAACTGATGAGAATTGTGGCAACTCATATCAATGCAGATGGAAGCTCATGGAGTCCAGATGAGGTCTGGGGAATGATTACAATTGAACCAACTGAATCAAGTCCCAGATGGATAAGCTCCACAGCAATTGATTTTGATGGTAGCAATCTCAATCCATTGACTCCTTTGTCTGGTTTGAGATGTGATTTGACTCTTCCCTCTCCAGATGTTGTGAGGCTTGAATGTTATCTGGACAGCTCAAAAATAAACTTGTCAAATGGAGTGAAAATCACTTCAAAAATAAAAGGATGTACTGATGGAGAAATTTCAAAAATGACCACTTTTGGACTTCCAAAAATTACCACAACTGATGACATCAAACTAAAATCATAATTTAAAAAAAGAAAAAAATGGCTCAAAAAATTCACAATTATTCAATAGACAGAACCACTCTGGGAGATGATGACTTCTTTGATGTGGACTACTGGGATGGCTCAGTGTATAAAACAGCAAAGATGAAAGGCTCTGTGATAAAAGCTTCAGCCTCTGGACTTATTGGACTCTATTCAATGACCAGACAATCAAATCCAATTGTCTCAACTGGAATAGAGACCAGTCTTTTTGATGGAGCTGTGGCTCAAGGAACTCTCCAAGTTCCAGCGAATGGATTTTCAGCTGGTAGTTCCTACCATTGCAAAATTTCTGGAGAAATCTCAAACATAAATAACACAGACATTAATATCAGAGTCAAGTCAAATGGCTCAGTGATTTTGGCAGACACTGGAACCATCACTCTTCCAGCTATGACCAGCAAAATATTTGAAATTGAGCTGGACTTCACCATCAGACAAGTGGGAACGCTGGGAGTGGCTGAAATCATAACAATGGGAGAAATCATCTATGTTCAAAACTCTGGGACTCAGTTTGAGGGAACCACATTCTCCTCAGTAAACTCCACAACTTTTGACACTACAATTGACAATGAGCTGGATGTGACTTGGGAATGGGCAACAGCTACAAGTCAGAATTCAGTGGGAACAATGATGACAAACCTCAGAAAAACTTTTTAATCATGGCTTGTTGTTTAAAATTAAATTATGTTTCCAATGTCTCTGGAGCTGGAGAGATTCAGATTTTTCCAGTGGGGATTTATATGGGTGCAAACTATTATGAATTCACAATTGATGGAAGAGTGTTTTTCATCTATTGGAATGACTTGGGAGTGGTTGGTGGACAATGGCTCATGAGTGTGACTCTGGGAGGTACAAATGGAGCCACAATTGACTGGGGGACAAAGCTTGTCCCATTTTCAGAATGTCCTCCTTTTGGAGTTCCAAATGATGGAACATGGGACTTTGTAAATCCGATCAATTTCTCAGATTTAGGACTTTCAGAATGTTCCTTTGACAATTGTCATGAGGATAGGACAAAAGATGATTTTAAATCCATCAAGCTTCCTCAAGATTTTGTTGAGGAAAACAGAGGTGTAAAAGATTGCTGTTGTGTTTATCAAGTTTTGGCTGATGGCTCTGGAGATAGCTGGAAAAATGATGTCACTTCAGCATGGATAAAAGTCTCAGACTTGTCAGACACTTTCACTTTTCAATTGAGAGATGAGGCTGGAAATTTAACAACATATACACCAGAGACAAATCAATTTCCTAATGATTCTGAAGCTTATTATTCCACAATTAAATGGAGTGATGTTCTGGCAAGTGATGGAGCTGGATGCTATGAAATAAAAATTTCATACAACATCTCTGGAATCACTGGAGACATATCTTGGGGAAAATACAAGCTCCAGCCATATAGCATCAAGAATGCAATAAACACAGCCAGAGTGAGAGCTGTTTTTAATGGCTATCAAGAGAAAGAGGGAATCAATTTTTCTGGAGCTGATGTTGAGTCATCATTCAGATTCTTTGGCTACATTGGAAACAGACAGCCAAACATGGAGACAGACAATATCATCTATCAAAACAGAGAGATGAAAAGAGTCATCAGAGAGAATCTGAACTCATATGAGATTGTCACTGAGCCTACTGATGAGTGCATCACAAAGCCTCTTCTGGAGCTTTATCTGTTGAGTGAAAATGAGCTTTTCATTTCTGACTACAATGCTCACAATCACTCTTATAGAATCAATGACATTCCAGTGATTGTCTCTGAGAGTCCATCTGTTGAATATTATGATTTCAGCAGAAAGGCAAAAGTCACAGCTTTGGTGACAGACAAATTCAAAAATAAAAGAACATATTACAACTAATGAGATGAAAGGAATTGAACAATTTACAGACTTGATTGCCATGTCAATTGGAATGGTGGGAGCTTTAATGAAAGGCATTAAAAAGAAAGCAAAAATCCAGTCAATTCTGGTGGGGATGGTAGTGGCTGGAATCTTGAGCTTTTCATTGATTGGAGTCATTGAAATCTTTTATCATGAATTGACTCCCAGACTCACAATTCTGGTGAGTTTTTTGGTGGGGTGGTTAGCCAATGAGCTGACTGACAAGATTGACATGATGTTTGATGATGCTTGGGACTATTTTCTCAGCTGGTTAAAAACTAAAAAAAAATAAAATGAATGATTCAACTTTCATCAGTTCACATTGTGACACTTCCATAAATGGAAAACACACAATAATTGATACCATTTACAAAACAGATACTCTCATCATTGAGAAGACAACTTTTGACAAAGAGATTCAAATCATTGAGAAGCTCATGGAAAAGCCAGACTTTGGCAAATCCATTGTCTCTGTTTTGATTTTGGTTTTTGTAGCTTATTCAGTGGTGAAAAAATGGAATTGTAAAAAAGAAAAATAATGGTCAGAAAGTACACAGATAAAGAGCTTCTGGATAAAGTTCAAAGCTTAGATTCTTTCAAAGGTTTTCCAGTGGGAAGATGGATTCTGGGAGTGAGGTCATCAGCAGACTTGTCCAATAAATTTGATGATAAATTTTACATCTATGAGGGAACAGATTTCATTGATGTAATGACTGGAACCACAAACGCTGGAATCACAATCTTGAAAGGAGGATTCAAAAAATTCAACTCCAGAGGCTGTGCCATTTTAAAATCAGATATGTGGTATCACAGAGTATGGTCATATGGTCTCCATAGGGGGAGGATGCCAAGTCTGAAACAGCTGGGGAGTCAAGTCATGGTATACAGAGACAATGACATGGATGGGAAAGCTGAGGAGCTGGGGAGAGCTTACATGGGATGGTTTGGAATCAACTTTCACTCCAATACATATGACTTCAGCAAAGAGAATATTAAAATACACAGAGAAGACATCAACTCATGGAGTGCTGGATGTCAAGTGGTGAACCAAAGAGCCAAATACATTCAACACATGAAATGGTTTGAGAAAGCTCTGGAGAATCGGTCTCAGAAGTTTGTCACATATTGCCTAATTAACGAATTTTAAAATCTATGAAATTAACCAGATACGAAAAGAATGTTCACCAGCTGGACATTGGAGGAACAGAGATGAAACTTGCTGTCATGGGAGACCTACACTGGGACTCTCCTCATTGTGACAGAGAGAAGCTCAAAAAAGATTTAGACTATTGTCTGGAAAACTCCATTCCCATTCTGGGGATTGGTGACTGGTTTGACATTATGGCATCAAAAAAAGACTTTAGAGGAACAAAGAACACAATCAGACCAGAGTTCAAAGATGACAGATATTTTGATTTGATTGTTGAGGGAGCTGTTGAGTTTTTCTCTCCCTATGCTCATTTGATTCAAGTCTGTGGATTGGGAAATCATGAGACCTCAATCTTGAAACATCAAGAGACTTGCATCATGTCCAGATTTGTTGATTTGATGAACTATAAGAACAACACAAAAATTCAAACTGGTGGTTATGGTGGTTGGTTTTTGGTTAGAATGAGAAAGGGAAACAAGTCTGTCAATTTCAAAATCAAATATTTTCATGGTTCTGGGGGAGGAGGAATCATGAGTCAAGGAGCTTTGAATCTAACCAGAAGCCTAATCAAAATGAGTGGAGCTGATGTGTATTGCATGGGACACATTCATGAAAATTCAGCCAGAGTGAATGTTGTGGAGACACTCAAAACAAGTCCAAAACATGGAGCTTTTATCTTTTATCATGAAGTTCATCTCATGGTTTGTGGGACTTATAAAGAGGAATTTGCTGGGGGAGTTTCTGGTTTTCATGTGGAAAGAGGAGCTGGAATCAAACCAATTGGAGCCAGAATTTTAAGTCTAAAAATGAAAAGAAATCAGAAAAAAGCTGGTGAAAACCTCATCAAAGAAGTGGATTCTTTTCAATTTCCGAAGTAAAAAAAGAGCAAAAATCCAGTCAAAAATCACCAAAAAAATGGGTGAAATTTGTGAAAATTTTGGAGAAAATTCTCTGAAAAATCATGTCATTTTTTGCTAAAAAGTATATTTTCTTTAAATCGCCATAAAAGGCATTTTAAAGCGTTTTAAGAGACTTTCACCTCTCGCTGGTATGTTACCCTATAAAATTGGAGATGTGAAGAAATCCAGTAGTGACAAGGGTTTCAGAGGGGGTGATGTTTAGATTCTCATCATTCAAAAATCATGATTAGATTTTAATCACAAAAAAAAAATAAAAAAAATTTTTTCCAGCATTGACAAGGGTTTCAGAGGTATTTGAAACTTTTTTTTCTTAAAGGTACTTTTATATTAATTTAAAGTCATTATATTTGCTCTGTGCAACGGCACAC